GATGGCATTTGTGGCGGATCAAGAAATAAATATGCTAGCATGTCTCACTGAAATTATGGTGGAGTGTGAATTCAAATGACGGAAGAAGAACTGGAACATGAACGTTGTGTTGATGATGACTACAATGTAATCAGTCACTTCTATCGTGCAAAAAGAATGCACCCCAACATTCCCTTTTATCTTCGTGATGAAAGAGGAGACACCTTTGAATTTGGGTGGAGTTTAATCTACCAATACATTGACAAACTAAACCAATGAAAGACAAAAAGATTAAGAGGAAAGCACAAGTGAAATCATCTCATTACTATCTCTTCTGGGGAGTCTGCACTATTGCAGTTGTCTTGGGTCAACTCTATGTTGGAACTGGATATCGAGTTCTGCATGGAGGTGTGCAAGAACTACTTGATAGAGTTGATGGAGTTCTTCTCCGCGCAGAACCTGATGATGGACCTAATTTTCTCTGATGATACTGAGTGAAGGTGATGCAGTTTATGCTGCTAATAAATTTATTGATTACTATATCCAGTTCAACCGTATTGATGATTATCTGAGATTCGTCAAGAAAGATCGTATCAATGAAAGGTCTGGATCTCTTTTCGGTGCAGACTGTGAATTTTTTGATGCATTTGGAATGCATCCAAATGATATGAACTTTGAGGTTCATATTGTTGATACTAATCCCAAAACCACCTCAAGATACAATCAGTGGTTGTACTCTGAGACGTTGAATCTTACAGCGTCTAATGCTATTGAGGAAGCAATTCCTGGCAGAACTCATAAATGGATTGTGACAGAAACAAACACCAACAAAGTAATTGGTGTTGTTCGTTTTGGATCTCCGACTATCAATAGTAAACCACGTAATGATTACTTTGGTGAGGTTCTACCTCTTTCTGATATTAATGCTCACTTCGTTATGGGCTTTAACATTGTTCCTACTCAACCTTTCGGGTTCAATTACCTGGGCGGAAAACTTCTTGCCCTCTTAGCATGTTCTAAGGAACTCAAGCATCAGTTTGATGAGAAGTATGGTACAGACCTTAAATACTTTGAGACTACCTCCCTTTATGGCACCACCAAGGGGGTATCGATGTATGACGGTCTCAAACCCTTTCTGAGGCACATAGGAGACACTGAGAGTAACTTCCTACCCCTCTTCCATGACGACGAGTTTAGGGACTTCTTCTGGTGGTTTAACGAGCGCAATGGTGGCGAACGTCTAATTCCTGCAGACAAGTCTTCCAAGAAACTCAAGATTCAAACCAAGATGATTTCTATCATCCGCAACTCTTTGAAGGATGATGAGAAACTAAAAGAGTTCAATGACTGCATTGAACATGCTAAGTCTTTAACTGAGAAGAAGAGATATTACTTCGGTAAGTTTGAGCACTCGATGGATGAAGCAATCACTTGGTGGAAGAAGAAAGCAACCAAGAGATATGAAAAACTACAAGATCAAGATCGACTGAGAACTGAACTTGAGATTTGGAAACCTGGTGTAGATTTGGAGATTATTAGATAATGGAACTCAAAGACTGGTTGAACTCAATAAACTTTAATAAGGAAAACCTTATTAAAGAAAATCCCGATATCGTTAAACAATATCCTCCATATATCATTAATCGTTGTCTGTCTGGGCACCTTGATTGTGTCATGTTCGCCAATGAAATGAATAGGTATAACTTTCTTGATAAAGATATGCAATATTCTTTTTATCTAAATAGTCTGAGGAAAAAGAAGAGATTTTCTCCCTGGCTCCGAAAGGATAAAGTCACGGACCTGGAAAGCGTCAAACAATACTATGGATATAGTAATGAAAAAGCATCTCAAGCTCTGAAAATCCTGACTAAAGAACAGATTAACTTTATTAAACAACGACTTGACATTGGAGGACAGAAATGACTAATACTGTAGAACCTACGGTTGATTGGTCTCAAGATCAGATGGTGGAGGTTCTTTTGAATGAACCTGATGATTTTCTGAAAGTCAGAGAAACGCTAACCAGAATTGGAGTTGCATCCCGTAAGGAGAAGAAACTCTATCAATCGTGTCACATCTTGCACAAGCAAGGTAGATATTTTATCGTTCACTTTAAGGAACTGTTTGCCCTTGACGGGAAGCACGCTAATCTCACTGTGAACGACGTACAGAGACGTAACCGCATCACACGTCTGCTTGCCGACTGGGGACTCATTTCAGTAGTCAAGGAAGACTCAGTTTCTGATATTGCTCCACTGAACCAGATTAAAGTTCTTGCTTACAAAGACAAGGGCGAATGGATTCTTGAGCAAAAATATAATATTGGAAAGAAAGGTAAGACCACAGAAGAAGCATAAATAAAATGTCGCTCTTTCGTGCGCGACACGCTACATACGGAATATACGCTACTAAAAGGGGGGTTACCAACACCCCCTTTTTTATGCTTTGTGATATAATTAGTAGTGGATGCCGAACGGGTCCACACAATCAAATCTCGCTTACAAAGGAGAAGTAAAATGGGAAACCTCATGAAGTATAATGCTGCAAATATCGATCAGTTGCTTGATCGTATAAATAAGAACAGCATAGGTATGGATGAATACTTCGATCGTCTGTTTACACTACACGAGACAACGACGAATTATCCCCCCTATAATCTAATTCAGGTCAGCAACGTAGAATCCAGGCTTGAGTTAGCACTCGCAGGATTTAAAAAGAAACAAGTAAATGTCTACACACAAGACGGAAAACTCTTTGTCGAAGGACAACGAGAAGATGGAGAGTCAGGAAAAGAGTACATCCATAGAGGAGTGGCTCAACGATCATTCACCAGAACTTGGACACTGGCAGAGGATACGGAAGTTAGATCAGTTGAATTTGAGGATGGGCTCCTGACAGTTGTCCTTGGTAAGGTTGTTCCTGAAGCACACCAAAGGAAAGATTGGTTCTAAATATAATTGAATATCGTCGCCGCGAGGGGCAACTGGCAAAATCCAGTTGACGCCCCTCTTTTTTCTTGATATAATACCTGGAGGTAAAGACTAAGAATGACTATTAAACTATTGCTCTTGAAGTCTGGTGAAGACATTATTGCAGACACCACTGAGATGACTGTGGGTGAAGATGAAGATCGTCGAGTTGTAGGATATTTTCTAAATAAACCTTGTGTTGTGAAGATGCGCTATCCTGAGTTGCTCAAGGAGCAATCTGAGGGTAATAACAAGAAGGCAGGGTATGAAGTCTCTTTGTTCCCTTGGATGCCTCTTGCAGTAGAGGAGACTATCCCTGTGGTGGCTGACTGGGTTATCACAATGGTTGATCCCGTGATCAAACTAAAAGAAATGTATGTAAAGGATGTTGTAAACTATGGAAAAGACGGAGCAGGAGAAGATAATCAAACTGATGGTCCTGACGAACAACCTAAAGTTAATCTCGCAGGTTGAACAAGTTGGTGCTGATATTGGTGAACCGGATTGCAAACTGACCAAACCCTATGAGGTGGTTCTGCAAGAAGATGGTAAACTGTTCTTGCGCCGCTGGTTAGAGGGGTTCGCATCTGACGATGTTTTTATGATGAGTTCTGACAAGATTCTTACTCTTTCAGAACCTACAATGCAAATTCTTGATAGTTACAAAGGTCTTATTTAATGCGCTTCTACACTAATGTTCAACTGATCGGGAATCAGGTTCTGGTTCGTGGTGTTGACAATGGTAAGAGATATGAACATCGTGATGAGTTTCTTCCTACCCTTTTCGTTAAGTCTAAGAGAGATTCAAAGTATAAGACATTAAGTGGAGACTCAGTAGAACCAATTAAACCTGGTAGTGTTCGTGACTGCCGTGAGTTCTACAAGAAATATGATGAGGTTGATGGATTTGATATTTATGGCAATGACCGGTATATCTATCAATACATCTCAGAAAAGTATCCTGAGGATGAGATCAAGTTTGATATCAGCCAGATCAAACTGGTAACTCTTGATATTGAGACCACTGCAGAGAAAGGATTCCCTGATGTAGAGTCTGCATCAGAGGAGATTCTTGCGATTACTATTCAGGATTACACCACCAAGGAGATTATTACCTGGGGTGTAAAACCTTTCATCAACAAACAGAAGAACGTAACCTATCGTTACTGCTCCACAGAACATCAACTGCTCAGTGATTTCATTAATTACTGGATGCAGGATGTTCCTGATGTTGTGACTGGTTGGAACATTCAGATGTTCGATATTCCA